AGTGACGACAACCGTCGAGCCGCCCGTGAAGGGTCGGAAAATCGACGTATCGCCACTATCGATCTATCGAGTGCGAGCGACTCGGTTAGCGCTCGGCTTGTCGCCGAGCTCTTTTCCGGACGTCCCGATGTTAGGGACGCTCTGTTCGCTTGTAGGTCAACTCAGGCTGAGTTGCCTGATGGCACGGTTCATACTCTCAACAAGTTTGCGAGTATGGGTTCGGCTGTATGCTTTCCGGTCGAAGCCATGGTGTTCGCAGCAATTGCTGTTCATGCCATGGCTCCGCGTACATCGGATGGAAGGATCTCCTTTCCTATAGATCGGGAAGTGATCGACAATGTCATTGTCTTTGGGGACGATATTATTGTCCCCTCTGACATGTACAGTGTCGTGGTCGCTAACCTCGAAGCTTATGGCTTTAAGGTTAACACGAAGAAGTCCTTTGTTAAGGGCTACTTCCGTGAGTCCTGCGGGGCTGACTACTACATGGGCCACAACGTGGCGTATGTGAAAGTCAGGCATCCCCTCAGTTCCTCGACCGCGACGGCGGTAGAGACGGCGTCAACCGTCTCTCTGCGGAACCAGCTGGCGGCTACCGGGTTATACCCGGAGACCGTTAGGAAGCTTGACCGCTTCCTCGTCCGAGGTCTCGGGGCATTCCCTTACGGGTCTGCAACGAGTCCGGGGCTGGTCAGGGTGGGAGGTCCTCATTCTGAGGACATCCCGCCTTATGTTGCGCGTATGCGCTCTTCACTTAACCGTGGAGAGCATCGTGCATACGTCGTAACTCCGCAGTTCGCGAGCGACGTCCTGGACGGACGTAGCGCTCTTCATCGGGCGTTGCGTCTGCTTAATAGCAGATTGGAATTGGAGCCTCGGGCTCCCTCCTTTCCGTTCCAGTACGAGGAGACACCGGTATCGGAGCCGGTCTCGTACGAAACTGCTGGACGGGCCGTGCGCGTCCGACTAAACGCACGGTGGTTGCCGGCGTAAGTTATCTTACGTCGGTCTCTGCAAGAATGTAAAATCTGTTTCAAGTCCACTAAGTTATTTTCAAGTTGAACGGCCAGGAAGC